AATTACAATCGAAGACACTTTTGAGGATTCTTTTGCAGCATGGCAGTTTGGTGAACTTGATTATATTGACAGTGTAAAGGCTTTCCAGGATGGTTCTAGAACTAGATTCCCACTTGCATATAACGATCAACTCATTAGTTTTGAAGTTGATAAGAATGATGCGGATTCTGCTCAAATTCAACTGGAGTCCTTACTCTTAGTCTTCATCAATGGTGTTCTTCAAGAACCAAATGAGGCATATGAGTTCTTTGGTGGTACATCAATTACATTTGCCGAACCACCCGCACCAGAAGATCAGATTTCAATCTTCTTCTACAGAGGAACAGTTGGAACCGATAGTTTCTTAACCAACGTTACAGAAACTATCAAAACTGGTGATACCATTTTCATGAAGAGAACACCTCTTATTGAGAAAAATGATGCACCTCGTGTGTTCTCAAATCTTTCTCAAGAATATGAACGTGCTGTTGTTGGAATTACCTCTTCCAGTGAATTAGAGACTTCTCTTTATCGTGGTGATGGTGTAAGTACAACTGAACCAAAACCAATTGCTTGGACCAAGCAAAAAGTCGATAGAGTTCTTGGTGGTGAATTTATTTCTAAGGCAAGAGACTCTTTAGAGGCTCAAATCTACCCAACAGCAAAAGTAATTAAGAATTTTACAACAACGGATACTGACATTTTTGTTGAAGACACTTCTTTATTCCTTGGAGTTGATCCAGTTTCTAATCCAGATACTAATTTTGGTGGACTTATTATTTCTGGGTTCTCTACTGCTGGAATCGGTTCTACAACAACTGTATCGACAGAATCTATCAGTGGAATTCTAGAGTCTAATGTTCAAGGTTATTCTGGTGTTATCACTGGAATCACAACTTCTTATGGTAGATTGGAACAATTCTATCCATTCGATGTAACCAAAGCTAATTACAGAAATGGTCAAAATCTTGTAGATGGTTCTAAGAATAATCTTCAAGCAATTTTCTTAAGACCAGATGGAACCAAGTTGTATGTTGCTGACCAAAACACATTGACTATTACAGAGTGGAGTCTTTCTACTCCATTTGAAATTGATACAGCAACAATCAATTCTAGTAATCAACTTGGCATTAGCACTCAAGTTCAAAACATCTATGATATCTACATTCGTGATGATGGCACTAAACTTTACACTCTTGGTCGTGGTGCTCAAGCACCATTCGTTACTCAGTTGAATCAGTTTGACCTTTCTTCTGCATGGGATTTAACAAGTGATACACTTGCTGGAGTTTCTACACAGACAACTGTTGCTAACCAAACACTGACTCATAGAGGTCTTCAGGTTGTTGATACTGGGGCAAAGATAATTACAATTTCCCCAACCACAGCAACTCTTTACAGTTATGATTTGTCCAGTGCTTATGACATTACTAGTGTTACTTTTGACACCAGTCAGGCACTTACCGATGATGCTGCACCATCTGATTTTGTCATGAGCACAGATGGAACTCAAATGATTGTTCTTGGTGGAGATAGTGAAAAAATTATTGAATACACATTATCATCGGCATACGATGTAACCACAGTTGCAGTTGCCGCAACATCTACTTTAAGTGTTGGTGCTGGTGCTACTATTTCTATGACTGCAAAACAAGATGGTGAAAGATCTTATGTCCTGAATTCTTCTGGAATTGGGTCACAATATCCATTCAGTATTCCATCTGATGGACTTGGACTTACTTTCCAACTTGATCTTAGAGATGTACCAACTCTCTTAGAAAGGCAAGAATTGCTTAGTGGATATAGGGTTCTTGTTTACGACACTGGTGTTGGCACTGGTCTTACTACACTGGTTGGTTCTGCCACTTCTGTGGGTATCGGAACCACGAATGTAATTGGAGTTTCTACTGAGTATCTTAACAACATTTATGAAACATATTACACTCAGTTTAGTGGAACTGTTGGTATCTTAACGTGTCAAGTAGACCCAGAAACAAATATTGTTGGAGTTGCTACTACTGGTTCTTATTACGAACCAGCTGGAAGAATATCCTGGGGTAGAATTTCTGGATTTACAAGATCTGATAATCCAGCAAATATCAGTGTAGATGGTAATGATTTTGAGGTTGGATTAACAACATACCCAACTTTCCAAAGAAGGGATGCGGGACTTAGATCTACTGGTGCTTTAAGCAAGCAGTAAAAATCACCTTATAAATACAAAAAAAACAAAAGGCTAATAATGTCTGCTATTATTACAGATCAATTTAGGATTTTGAATGCTGAAAATTTTGTGGCATCTGTCGCAAATACAGCAAATTCTTACTATGCTTTTATGAGTTTATCCAATCCTACTGGATCTGGATATGGTAGAACTTCAACCTGGAATGATGTTGGTGGACCACCATTCCCAGTTGATAATTTCAACTATTCTAATCATGTTTATGATACGATGCTTTTTGGCAAACGTGTCAACTCTTCAAACACCAGAAGACTGGTAAGAAAAGTGAACTGGGTTCAAGGTTCTACTTATGATTACTATAGGCATGATATTAGTCCAACAAAACAGTCTCAAGTCACAAATTCAAGCAGACTTTATGACTCAAATTATTATGTTGTAAATAGTGAGTTTCGTGTTTATATTTGCCTTGATAATGGAACTGCTGCTGGTATTTCCACTTCACCATCTTCTTCTCTCGATGAGCCAACATTTACTGATGTTGAACCAAGCAGAGCAGGGACCAGTGGAGATGGATATCTTTGGAAATATCTTTATACCATCAGTCCCAGTGATATTGTTAAATTTGACTCAACTGAATACATTACAGTTCCAAACGATTGGTTAACAACAACCAGTACTGGTATTCAGGCTGTTAGAGATAATGCTAACTCAGAGGTAAACAATAATCAAATTAAGATTGTTGCTATTGATGAACCAGGTCTTGGTTACCCTCAGTTTACTGCTAAAGAATTTCCAATTCTTGGTGACGGTCAAGGTGGAAAAGTAAGAATTACCACAAACTCTCTTGGTCAAATTGTTGAGACGCAGGTAACGTCTGGTGGATCTGGTTATTCTTTCGGTAGAGTAGATCTTTCCAGTGAAAACTCTGGCATTCAAACAGCAACATCTGCTTTTGCTAAATTGACACCGATCATTCCCCCATCTAAAGGGCATGGTTATAACATCTACAGTGAACTTGGTGCCGACAAAGTTCTGATGTATGCTAGATTTGATAATTCATCCTATGATTTTGCCGATGATACAGTGTTTGCTCAAGTTGGAATCTTAAAGAATCCAGCTATTTTGAATTCTGATACAGTGTTTACTGACAACCAGTTCTCTTCACTGTATTCTATTAAATATGAAACTCAGAGTGCTGCACAAGATCTATCTGTGGGTGATACAATTCAGCAAACTGTTGGTGTAGGATCTACTGCTAAGGGTATCGTTGCTTCCTACGATACTGAGACTAAGATTATTAAATACTACCAAGACAGAAGTCTTTATTATAATGTTGCCACAGGTGATGAGACTGATGCTATCAGTGTAAGATCAGTATCACCAGTCATCAAATTTACATCTAGTTCTAATGCTATTGAGAAGGTTGGTGGATCTTTTAGTGTGAACGTTGACCAAAATTTCAGTGGAGTTACGACTACTCTTGCAAATGGAAGAGTAGTTAATCTTGGTGTCAACTTTACAGATGGTCTTGCAAATCCAGAAATAAATAAGAGGAAAGGTGAAATCATCTACCTTGACAATAGACCTTCTGTAACCAGAAATGAAAGACAGAAGGAAGACGTTAAAATCGTATTAGAGTTCTAATAAAATGCCACAACAGACTAATCTCAACGTCAACCCTTACTATGATGATTTTGATCCCGATAAGGATTACTATCGTGTGCTATTTAAGCCTGGATTCCCAATTCAGGCTAGAGAACTAACAACTTTACAGTCGATTTTACAAAACCAAATCGAAAGTTTTGGCAGTCATATTTTTAAGGAAGGTTCTATTGTCGTTCCTGGCAATGTAACTTATGATGACCAATATTATGCCGTGGAAATCAATTCCACACACTTGGGAACCGATGTTAGTGTTTATATTAATAATTTTGTAGGCAAAAGGATCATTGGTCAAGAGTCTGGTGTATCTGCCCAAGTCCAGTATGTTCTTTCCGAAACACTTTCTGAAAGAAGCAATGTAACTTTATATGTTAAGTATATTGATTCTGGAGCAACTAATAATGCACTTTCTTCTTTTATCGACGGTGAGAATTTAGAAACTTTAGAAGCAGTAAATTACGGAAATACTACAATTCCCGCAGGAAATACATTCTCTACATGTATTTCTGAAAATGCTACTTCTATTGGGTCTGCTGCTCATATTGGTGCTGGCATTATGTTCCTCAGAGGAACATTTGTAAAAGTCGGTAAGCAAACTATTCTTTTAGATCAATATAGCAATCAGCCAACATATAGAGTCGGTCTAGTCATTTCAGAAACTGTTGCTACTGCAAAAGATGACTCTTCACTTTATGATAATGCCAAAGGATTCTCAAACTATACGGCACCTGGTGCTGATAGATTAAAAATCCAACTTACTCTTGGCAAAAAATCAGTATCTGACAGTACAGACGTAAACTTTATTGAACTGCTCAGGCTTGAAAACGGTCAAATTAGAAAAATTGTTAAGAGCACTCAATACAGCATTATTCGTGACTATCTGGCAAAGAGAACTTTTGATGAATCTGGAGATTATTCTGTAGAGGATTTTGAACTTGGACTGTTTAATTCTCTGAATGATAGACTTGGGAATGATGGACTATATTTCTCAAATCAATCTACAAGTCAAGGAAATATTCCAAATGATGATCTTGCATGTCTTAAGGTAGGTCCTGGTGTTGCCTATGTTAAGGGATAT